CCGGCATGGCGGTTCCTTGGAGCGTTACTCGGCAGCGGGCTTGGTGCCCTTGGCCGAGGCGGACTTGGCGGGCGCCGGCGGGGTATCCGCCGGATCGGTGGCTTGCGAAGCGGCGCTGACCTCGGTCACGTCGCCGTCATCGCGGCGCCGACGCCAGTAGGTGGTCAGCACGATGGGCTCGCCTTGCGCGGCCAAATAGCCGCCCTGGGGCTTGCGGACCTTGAGCGGCTCGCCATCAACGATGGCGGGTTTGAGGGTGACGGTCTGCATTCGGGATCCTTGATGTCAGTTTTCGGTGCCGGCGCCAGCCAGCGGAATGTCTGCCTGCAGGTCAGGCCGGTCGGTGGAGTAATCGGGGGGCTCGGCGAGCCATTTCTCGTGCTCTTCGCGGCTTGCGTGCGGGGCGATGTCCATGTCCAGGGGGACGTGGCGCAAATCGCCCAGACCGTCGAGCTCCTCGGGATCGTCCGGCAGCGCCATCGGCGTGCTTTCAACGGACACGCCAACCACGGTCAGTCCGGCAGCCTCGAACACGTCGACGGGCTCCAGGTACTCGGCACGGCGGATGTTCCAGCTCGCATCGCCGATGCGCCGGCCATGCAACGCCCGGATCACCAGCGTCAGGAGTTGATCCGCGCTGATGGACTGGCCATCGCCAAGGCGGGCCTGCGTGTTGCCGCCCACGTTGCGCACGACGATGCCGACGGTGAAGGCCAGTACGCCCATGTCATCCACGATTCGGTACACCCCCTCGGTGACGTACAGGGCGGGAGCGTCCACCAGGTAGCGCTGCAGCAGCTTGGCGTCATCGGGAACGGTGGGCAGGCTGCCCACCGTGCGCGTGGTCTTCTGGATGCCCGGGCGCGCCTTCAGGGCCGCGATCAGGGCGAGTTCATGCTTACCGAGCACCGCCACCTCCTTCGGCCGCTTGGATGGTCTGCACCGTCAGGCGGCCCATGGCCCACAGATCCTCACGGTTCACGCCCAGGAACGGCCGGGCGGGCATGCGGATCTTGTAGGCACGAACCTCGTGCCAGCTCGTGCGGGCCCGCTTGTGGCTATCGCGGGCGAACACCGCCAGGTTGCGATTGCCAGGCTGACGCGCTAGGTTGCCGCGGGCATCGGTGCGCAGGCGGATGCGGGTGGAATGCGGGGCGCGATTGATCTCGCCGCCCAGCTGATGAATGCGGGCGTAGGCGACGTTGCTGCCCCAGGCCGCGTAGGTATCGCCATAGACGTTGGTGATGCTGCGAAGCAGGCGCCGGCTCTTGACGAGCGTCTGCCCGCCGGACTTCTGGACCCTACGGCTGGGCGCCCAGGCCGAGCCGTCAGGACCGCGCTGCCGCTCAAAGCGCAGACGGGTCGAGGATTCGCCGTAGTTGGCGATCGCTTTGAAGATTGGCCGAGGCGAGCGGCCAAGCGCGGCCAGGCGAGCCAAGGCGGCATCCAGCCCACGCTGTCCCTCGTAGCGGATCGTGGCCTGCACCATCAGAGAAATCCTCCCGAGGAGCGGCGATCCCAGATGCGACCGGCGGTGTACAGCTCGGCGCTGGCGCCGCCGGCCGGTTCGACGCCAGATTCTGCGTCCACGCCCAGCTTCACATCGCCCGAGGCCACGCCGATCAGGAATTTGATGTTGGCGTCATAGCGCTGCTTGACGGTCTCGGTGAACTGATCGTCGTAGAGGTAGTAGCGGGCCAGCTCGCAGGCGATCCGGATCAGCACCTGCGGCACAGACGACAGCGGCAAGGTGTACCGCCCGGCGATGTAGCTATCGATCGTGTTGCGCGCATCGGCCAGCGCACGGTCGACCTTTTCCATGGCCCGCGCGATCGCGGCGCGCTCCTCGGGCGTGAAGCCGCTCAGATCGCCGCCGGCGGCCGCAATCCGAAGCATCTCATCGGTGACCAGGCGCGGCACCATGCGATCGGCACGCTGGGAGATCTCGTCGGAGTCAAAGCGGATCAGCAGTTCGGTGGCAGTGGCGTAGGACATGGGAAAGACCGTAGAAATGCCGGGGCTAGACCAAAACCGGTTCCCGCACTATCCAGCCCCGGCAGAGGTTGGGCGGTAGCGTCTGCAAGGCTCCCCCCATCCGTCAGACGCAACAGATGGGGTTCAGCGCCCGTCGCACGAGGTGTCAGGTGGCGCCGGCCTGGCTGGCTTCGTCCGGCGCGCCGGGCAGGTCGATCAGCATCGTCACCAGTTGCGGCTCGGTGGTGAGCTGCTCGAACTGCTCATCGGTAAGCTCGGACAGCGGAATCACCGTCTCGCCGGCGAAGGCGCGGCCGGCGCGACGAAAGCCGTCGGTCTTGGGAACGACCTTCAGGGCCTTGGCGCCGTCGGGCTTGACGACGGCAGGTTTTGCGGTGGCCTGGCGGCCTCGGGGTTTGGCGGTAGCCATGTGGGCAATCTCCGGTGAAGCGGGTTGGGTCAGGTGGTGCGGGCGGGGTTTGGTGGTCAGCCCAGGTACGGGCAGACCACGACCTTGGCGGTGCCGCGCATCACGTTGCTTGCGCCGTTGGCCAGGCGGTCAGCCTGGATGACTTCCAGCGCGGCTTGCTCCAGCGACGGCGGCACCCAGAGTTCGGCGGCGCGGATCACCAGCGGCTTGCCGTTGTCGGCCTTCTGGCTCTGCATCGCGGCGCGAGCATCGGAGTACGCCTGCAGGTCCAGGCCTTCCTTGGACGCATAGGCCAGTTGCCACAGGCCATAGCCGACGTTGCTGCGGCCATCGGCGCCCCAGACGAACTCGTTGCGGTTGAAGACGTTGTCGTCGGTCAGGCTCGTCTTGGCCTGGAAGGCGTAGGGCCGCCGACGCTGGTAGATGATCGGCTTGATCACCTTGGTCGTGTCCACCAGGAACCAGGCTGCGCCCGAGCCGCCTTGGAAGTTGCTCACGCTCACTTCCTTGCCGGGCATCCCGACAGGGTGATCCGTGTCGAAGAAGTACTGGCCGTCGAAGCAGCGCGTGGAGAAGCCAGCCTGCAGGAGTTCGAAGACGAGCTCGTCGGGGTGCGTTGCGGCGTCTTGGCCCAGCTGCTGGATGACGGGCTTGTACACGCCGTATTGGTCGTCCTCGATCTCGTCGCGGCCGACCGACACGGTGTTTTCCCAGGTCTTGTTCTTGATCGAGTAGTCCGATTGCTTCAGGTTCTGATAGACCCGTTCACCCAGCCACTCCCGGAACTTCGTGATGGAGCCCAGCCAAGCGTACTTCTCCGCGCTGGTGGTGCTGGGCACCATCATGGCCAGCTGGTTCCACATGGGAGCCGCGATGGTCAGGCCCGACTGGAAGGCCGCGTTGTAGGCCGTGTTGAGGATCGCCAGGTTGGCGTGATTGATG